CAGAACTATGATAAGAGAAATAACAAACACATATCCTGAAGGACATAGCGAAACGCATATAGAAATTACTAATGCAGATGGCTCTAAGTTATCTTTTCCAAAAGACCCTGCTAACCCTGTTTATGCTGCTTGGTTAGAAGAAAACGGCACAATCTCGTAGGATAATCACTTAAACATCGGGGGATGAATGAGATTTCACGTTGTGGCTTTGCCACATACGCAGGTTACAAAAGAGTTCGCAGGATGCGCCTTCACCGAAAAGGTCAGGCGCTTCTGCATAATGATGACAGGTCTTGGTCACGAAGTTTATCTCTACGCTGGCGAGCAAGTAGATGCGCCAGTCACCAAACTCATCACCTGTATTCCAGAAGAGCGCCGTGCAGAGGCGGTAGGCAACAGCCACTACACACAGGCAAGTTTCGACACCAACGCTGCGCACTGGCAAATCTTTAACGCCAATGTGATTAGGCTGATGCAAAGCCACTTGCAAGCGCAAGATTTCATCTGCTTAATTGGTGGGAGCGCACATAAGCCAATTGCCGATGCTTACCCCAACCACATATCTGTGGAGTTTGGCGTTGGCTATGGCGGGGTCTTTAGCAAGTATCGAGTCTTTGAATCCTACGCTTGGATGCACTCCATCTATGCAGGATGGAAGAATCCGACCACAGTTGATGGTCAATTTTTTGACACAGTGATTTCTGGTTATTTAGAACCAGAGATGTTCCCACTTGGCAAAGGTGACGGTGATTATTACCTGTTCATTGGTCGCTTAATTGAGCGCAAAGGATTCAAGATTGCGCAAGAAGTTTGCCAGCGACTTGGCAAGAGACTTATCTTGGCAGGACCTGGCGAGCAAAAAGGCTATGGCGAGTTTGTTGGCTCAGTAGGGCCAGAGCAGCGGGCAGAACTTATGGGCGGGGCAATTGCAACTTTTGCCCCAACGCTCTATATCGAACCATTTGGAAATGTAGTTATTGAAGCCCAAGCCTGTGGCACGCCTACTATCACAACCGACTGGGGCGCATTTACAGAGAACAACATAAACGGTCTGACAGGCTACCGTTGCAGAACGCTGCAAGAGTTTATGGATGCAGCCGAAAACGTTAAAACGCTAGACCGAAAGAAAATTAGAGAACATTCTGTTGGCCGATATGCGCTAGATGTTATCGCCAAAGAGTACGAAGATTACTTCCGCAAACTGCTAACCCTTTGGGATGGCGGTTGGTATCAATTAAGAACAGAAAAGGCAGGCAATGAGTCTATCTAAAAGACTTCGCGCAGCAGGTGAAAAGCGAGCGCAGAATCAGTTTGTAGAACCACTGATTCCAGGCAGACCAGCATACGCATCGCCAGCAGGCGTTGATGTTAATTCTGAAACTGCAATTCGTATGTCAACCGTATATGCCTGCGTTCGTTTGCTTGGCGATACAATCTCATCATTGCCACTAGGCGCTTATGTTCGCCGTGGTCGCAACCGTATTTCATATGTAAATGTTTATGGCGAAACTCCAACTTGGGTAAATAGCCCAAATCCAGAGACAACACGCCTTGAATTTTATGAACAAATCATTGCTTCACTTAACCTAGAAGGCAACGCCTTTATTCTTAAAGTTATGGATGAATTAGGCGATGTTGTTGAACTGTATTGCTTGAATCCACGCGATGTTCTAGTCGAGCGCCCAATACCAGGCGAGCCTGTTCGTTATCGTGTTCGTGATGCTGTTGGCAACTTCTCATTTAATCTTGATGCAAACCAAATTGTTCACATCCCACTCTTTAGACTTCCTGGACAACTTCTAGGTCTTGGCCCAATTGGTGCAGCCCGTGTAACTCTTGGTTCTGCAATGGCCGCTGAAGTTTATGCTGCTTCGTATTTCGGCAATGCTGCCAATCCTGGTGGCGTTATTGAAGCGCCAGGTGATATGACAGAAGAGCAGGTTTCAGACCTTGCTCGCGATTGGAATATCACGCACACTGGCCCATATAGAGCGGGCAAAATCGGCGTGTTAACTGGTGGAGCGTCTTTCAAGCCGCTCACACTAAACGCCGCCGATGCCCAGTTGCTTGAAGTCAGACGCTTCGGGGTTGAGGAAATAGCCCGCCTTTTCCGCGTGCCTGTCTCGCTACTGGGTCACCCTGTTGCTGGCGCGATGTCATTTGCATCGGTTGAAGCGCAGAATTTATCATTCGTGCAGCATTCACTTCGCCCACTCTTAGAGCGAATTGAACAAGCACTTTCACCATTACTTCCAGAGCCAGATGGCTTTATCAAGTTTAATCTTGATGCCTTGCTTCGTGGCACAACAATTGAACGCTATGACGCTTACACAAAAGGACTTCGCGAAGGATTCCTTTCACTAAATGATGTTCGCGCAGTTGAAGATTTATCACCACTAGGCGAAGCAGGCGACCAACATCGTGTGCCATTGCAGAACATTGATGCTGCTGATGCTCCTGAAGTTGGAATGAAACTTCGCGCTGAAATCATTGCTCAACTTGTTCAAGTTGGCTTTGACCCACAGGCAGTCTTGAAGGCTCTTGATATGCCAAACATTAAACACACAGGTGTTCCATCAACTCAATTGCAAGCAGTTTCAACAATTGACCCTGCATCTCCTGAAGCAGTTTATGAGGTTGAGTAATGCCTTATTATGTTTCAGAAAATCAAAGTGATTGTGATGGATGGGCAACGGTAAAACAAGAACCAGATAATTCATATACAACAGTTGCTTGCCACGATTCAAAGCAAGATGCAATTGACCAGATGGTTGCAATAAGTATTGCAGAAGATATGGAACCAGGTGGAGAAGTAGCAAAACGGGCTTTGCCTGATAATTACCGACCAGCACTTGCTGACGATGTGCCTGAAGGTCGCGCTTGTGGAAATTGCTTCTTCTATAATGAAGCAAAACAAAACGAAGAAGGAACAAAGGCTTGGTGTGAACTTTGGAAAGATTTTGTTGATGGTGCTTATTACTGCAACAAATGGCAAGCAGAAGAAGGCTCAAGACAAGTTGATTTGACTGCACCTTCTTTCATTCGTGCTAACGCAGAGCGCGGTTTGAAATATCTAACAGAAGGCTTTGGGGGAGATGGTTTGACTGATGGCACAAAGCGTGAAGCACGCGAGATGGCATCAGGAAGAATTACAGAAAACAAGGTTCGCAAAATGGCACCTTGGTTTGCCCGCCATCAAGTTGATGGGCAAGCACCAAAGAACAGTGACCCTTCGCACGCTGAATATCCAGGAGCAGGATTAGTTGCCTGGCTTTTATGGGGCGGCGATTCCAACTTCAGTGATAGAACGCAAAATTGGGCGCAACGCAAAATTGATGCACTAGATGCTGAAGCCGATTCAAGGAGCAAAATGAAAAAGATAGAACGCCGCACATATGTGGTGCAGGATGTCGAAGCACGCCAAACAGAAGATGGCGTGATGCGTTTGTCAGGGTATGCAGCAGTTTTCAATGATGCCAGCGTGCCACTACCATTCAAAGAGAGAATCGCACCTGGTGCATTTCGCAAGACTTTAACTGAAATGCCAGATGTCAGACTTCTTATCAACCACGAAGGTTTGCCTTTGGCTCGCACCAAGAATGGAACATTGAATTTAGTCGAAGATGACCGTGGCCTTCGCTTTGATGCAGAACTTGCAGATACCCAAGAAGCCCGTGACATTTATACTCTTGTTGAACGCGGCGATGTTGACCAGATGAGTTTTGCTTTCCGTGTTATCCGTCAAAATTGGAACAAAGATAAGAGCGAGCGCACATTGACTGAAGTATCACTTGCTGATGGCGATGTCTCAGTTGTTACCTACCCTGCCTATCCAACTACTACAGTTGAAGCCAGACAGAAGATTGCTCACGCTTTGGATGCCATCAAAGAAGGTCGCAAGTTAGATGAGGATTCCATCAAAGCCTTGCGTGACTATTTATCTGAATTATTAGATATGCAAGATGAAGATGACGACGATGCCTCATACGATGATGAAGAAATTGAAGATGATTCTCTTCGCGCCGTTGATGTTGTTGGCGATTTCGTTTCGTGGGATTCATCAGGTGGCACCGCCCGTGGCCGCATCGTGCGCGTTGTGCGCGAAGGCACATTGCAGGTTCCCGAAACAGATTTTTCAATCAATGCTGAAGAAGATG